TGCTAATCTTGCATAATTATTAGACGTTAATCCAATATTTACTGCACCTCCAGCTGTGATTCTCATTCGTTCTCCACCATTCATAGTCCAAGTAAAATCACCTGTACCAGCAGTATAAACTTCAAAGTTTTCATTTGCACTTGCAGCTCCGTGTCCTATTGTCCAGTCTGGAGTGGCACTATTTGACCTTCTATATACTGTTCCAGAACCTCCACTTACTGTTTGTATAATTTGATATACTTCAAGAGCCTCTTTTTCGCTTCTAGGATTGAAAACGAAATCAAATCTAAACGATCTAAAATTTGGTCTTGTATAAATTAATTCCATCATTGGATTTTGAACCACGCCAAAAACGCTCGCAAAAATAGCTTGAACAGAATTTCTACCAAAATTTTCTAAGGCATTCTTAGCAGCTAATCCAATGAAAGGAGATAAATTAGTGATTGTCTGTTGTCGATCTACTCTACCCTGTGCGTAGTCTGAAACGATAGAACCAAGGGCTGCTCCAGCTGCTATGGGTTCACCTCCCATTTCCAAACCGCTATATTGCTGATCATGCGAAAACGCTAATGTATCTGGCATGTAAAGAGCAATGCTATCTTTTGTCCGTTTTACTGTTCGAAGAAAATTCACATTTGAGAGAGGGTTTTCAGTGAAAGAATTACCTACTCCTTGTAAAATATCTCGAACTAATGCAGACTGAGAAATGTCTCCTGCAAGGGATTGTGATTTCGATATTATATTTAAAAGAGTTCGTCCGGCGGCCGACTCAGTATCCAGTTTTTCATTACCCCAAGCAGCAGCAAATTCTGCGGCTTCTACACTCTCTCTCAAATTAGCGACGGTGCCGGTAGCAAATGACCCAGCTCCTCGAAAAATATTTCCAAGGTTTCCGCCAATATTAAATCTATTTTTACTTTTAAAGATAGAAGGAAGATTATTCGAATCTAGATTTGCAGCGTAACTAGATTTTTCTTGGGTGTTTATATGTATCAACATATAATGACCCTTATCGGCACTTCCTATGTCGATCGGATATTTTAGAACATTCGTCGTAAAATTATCGGAAACATTTCGGAACTTTCTAAATTCATCTTTTACATAACGAATATCTTTGAGGTTGAATAGCGACATATCCTATCCTAGAAGTTGACTACATATTTATATGTCATACGGAAAGAACACCTATAAAGGCTGGTTTAAGCCTCAAAACCCCAAAAAATACAACGGAAACCCAGAAAATATCATTTATCGATCCTCTTGGGAACTTCGTTGTATGAAGTATTTTGATGATCATCCAGAGATTATCTGGTGGTCTTCAGAAGAATTAGCTATTCCTTACATCTCACCAGTAGACGGTAAACGACATAGATACTTTCCAGATTTCATCATCAAAGTAAAACGAAAAGACGATACTGTAATGACTTATGTGATTGAGGTGAAACCAGAAGCACAGACTCGAAAACCAGTACAAAGAAAGAAAACTAAGAAGTTCCTACAAGAAGCAGCAACATACGCTATCAATCAAATGAAGTGGAAAGCTGCTGATGAATTCTGTCATGAACATGGATGGCAGTTTAAGATACTGACTGAAAGAGATATTGGTATCATCTGAACCCAGGACACCAATACTTATACAAAAAATACAGAAAAAAGTCGGTTATAATAAGGCAAATAAATAGCATCATGGCTTACCTAATGGATCGAATCAATCAACAGTTATCGAAAACTGGGTATCAAGCTCGCTCTCGGCAAGCTAGGGATTGGTTACGCACAAAACTTCCAGACTTGAAACCAACCCCACAAAAACTGATGCAAGATAGGGAAAGAAAGACTTCATCCCATTTTATTGGGCATATGTACTTTTTCTACTACGATCCGAAAACAAAAGAAACGCTGCCATATTACGATAGGTTCCCTTTGGTGATACCAATTCAACTATACCCAGACGGTTTTCTAGGGCTGAATTTGCATTATATTCACCCAAAGCAGCGAATCATTCTTTTAGATAAGTTAAGTGAACTTGCAACAGATAATCGTTTTGATATGCAGACAAGACTCAGAATAAACTATCAAGTTCTAAGAGCGTTTTCTAAAGCATATGAAGCAACTCCATGTGTGAAGAGATATCTTTCAAATCACGTTCAGTCTAGATTTGTTGAGATATTTGGGGATGAGTGGGATATTGCAGCATTGCTTCCTGTCGAACAATTCGAAAAAGCCTCTACAAGCAAAGTCTGGGCAGACTCAAGGAAGAAATTCTAATGTCATTCTTACCACAATTATTTTACTCGAATATAAATGCTAAAGATGGTTTAGCAAGACCGAATCGTTTTCAAGTGGTTTTGCCTATACCAAGATACATCAGCGAATATGTCGAGACAAGCGTAATCGAAAGATTGTTAAATTTACCGAACTCTGTATTCTCAGATATCACTGCAAGAGTTCTTGGTGATAACGAAACAGGAAAAAGTTTTGATCCAACAATCAGTCGATATCTAGCCTTACAATGCGAGGCTGCTGAATTGCCTGGTAAATCATTACAGACCATAGAAACAAAGATATATGGTCCAACATTTCAAGTTCCATACCTAGCAGCATATGGCGACACTTCATTCACATTTTTATGTACAAATGATTTCTACGAAAGAAAACTTTTCGATAAATGGCTAGAAGCAATCGTCCCGAATGATACAAACAATCCGAGATTCGCTCGTGGAGAAAAAACGCGATTTCTCACAGACATTAAAATAATTCAGTACAATGACTTCTTTAAACAAATCTATGCTGTAAATTTGATTGATGCTTTTCCGAAAAGTATTACTGCACAAAATCTTAGCTGGTCTGAGGACGGTTTTCATAGACTCACTGTTCAGTTTGCTTATCAGAAATATCAAACGATTTACAAGGGAGGATATGATACGGGAGCGATTGCATCAGCTCTAGTTGGTGCTGGAATCGCAGGAACGCCAACAGGCAAAGCATTGCAAACACTTGCTAAAGGAACATTAGCTGAAATAAAACAAATTTTTTAATTATTTGGAGTTTTTATGTTACCAAAAATTGATGTGCCGATTTATGAATTAAAATTACCTCTTTGCAAAAAGAAAATTAAATTCAGACCGTTCTTGGTTAAAGAAGAAAAAATATTATTGATGGCAATGGAATCAGATGATCAAGATGCAGTATTATTAGCGATAAAACAGATTATCAATAATTGTATTGTTTCGAAAATCAATATAGATGATTTGCCAATATTAGATTTTGAATATTTGTTCATGCATTTAAGAGCGAGATCGGTCGGAGAAATGATCGATCTTCAATATAAATGCAACAATGATGTTGGTGAAGAGAATGGAGAAAAGATTAAATGTAATAATCTTGTGAAACTAAGTTTTAATGCTCTTGAAGTTGAACCAGATTTGAAAAGCGTAAATGAAAAAATTGAACTCACTTCGAATCTTGGTGTTGTGTTGAAATATCCGACGTTCAAAGGAATCGAAAAACTGAATAGAGAAAATGCTCCAGCTTCTGCTGCTGAGATCGTAGCAAGAACTGTGATTAATTCGATTGATTACATTTACGATAAAGAGAACGTTTATTATGCAAAAGATGTTCCAGAAGAAGAGTTGATTGAATTTGTTGATAGTTTAACAAGAGAACATTTTTTGAAGATACAAGAATTTTTCGATAATCTTCCTAAATTGAAAAAAGACCTGTCTTTCACTTGCCCGAAATGTAAGTATGAAGAACAGATTGTTGTAGAGGGAATCCAAAGTTTTTTCGGATAATTTTTCGTTATGATACTTTGGCGAATTATTTTCAAACAAACTTCGCGCTAATGCAACATCACAAATATAGTTTAGCGGAGTTAGAAAATATGATGCCGTGGGAAAAAACAGTTTATGTAAGTATGCTTCTCAAATATATTGAAGAGGAAAATGAGAAGATTAAACAACAAAATTTAGCTAGAAGAAGGCAACAATAATGGCAACTAAATTTTCTTCCATATACAAACAAGAACTTAAATCTAGAGGTGCACTCGAATCTCTTGGCTCTACTGTAGTTAAGTCTATGGCGGAACGAGTAGATTTGAGAAATGTATTATTTGGCGGTAAAGGTTTTGTAGCGAAAACTGGAAGAAGATTATTTGGTAAAGGTTATGATCCAATCGACCAAGCAAGAAAAATAACACCAGATTCTTCAGCAGCAGTTGCCGCAGTTGCATCTCTACAAGAATCAAACAAGAGACAGGAAGATGCACTGAAAGTTATCGTCAAAAACACTATGAACATGAATATGATGGCGAGAGATATGAACATCACTCGCCAAAATATTGCTTCATTGACAAAAGCGATGACTGGTAAATCATCGAGAGGTGCGGATGCTCTTTGGATGAATACGGAAAAAAGAAACAAACTATTGAGCGGTGGGTCTGACGGTCCTGCAATTCGTACCCCTACAAAAATTGGAGGATCTACAAGCTCTATATTATCCGGCGTTTTGGGCGGTGTAATGGGTATCGGTGGATCTGTAGGATCTGGAATTTTTAGAGCACTCGGGTCAATCATAGCAATATCACCAATAGTTGGTATAGTAGGAATTGCAGCAGCAGGATATGCAATACAAAAAATGACGGAACAGATAGATTTTAAAGGTATGTTCAACTCTATAAAAAATAATATTATGACCTTTTTGGGAATAGATCCTGAATCCGACGAACCAATTTTAAGACAACTAGCTGGAAAATTGAATAAAGTATTCAGCACAGATAAGTTTACCTCCATCTATGATTGGATAGATGAAACTTTTAGAGAAGACTTTCAGAAAATAAAAAATATGATAATTAAAGGAACTAATGTTACGATGGCATATACTGAAGCCGCCTTCAAAGTTTTATCTGACGGATTTTCAAGAATAGGAGAAGTTTTTTCTGCTCATTTCAAATATTTTATTAATCAATATAAGCCAGAAATTTTGGGAACTTTAGGAGGAGCAATCGGTTTTGCCGTAGGAGGAATGTTTGGACTCCCTAAAGCTGCTATGCTGGCCGCGATGACTTCCACTGCCGGATATATTTTAGGAAAGGTCACCAAAACCAACTTAAACATAGAAGATATCCGTCAAGGAATGGAAGAAGAGAGAAAAATATTA